CTGCCTCATTGACACGACTCTTTGACTTTTTCTTAGTTGCTTTCTTTTTAACTGCCATATCTACCTCTTAGAACTGAAGCCAAAATAAGACGCCACAAGAGCAGAAAGACTGCCATACATCATCATCATTATTGCTTCAGCAGATTCAAATCTCAAAGGATCATAACACACTGCCAACGTACTGACTATCATGCAGCTTAACGCACCCCACGCCATGTACCGCCTGTTGTTTTGATACGTTTTTTTATCGGGGATATTTTCATTCATCAGGCGTTCTTCCATCTCGGTATGCTTCATTTATATGAGGAGTTGTCGGGTCATCCCCTATATATCGCCCCTTGTCGTCTCTGGCTCTTTCGCCAGAAGGTTTACCAAAAAAGAAATTTTTAATGTTTTTAAACCAAGTCATTTTTCCTCTCTTTTTAAAAAAATAACATTCTCTAATTGTTGTTCTATTAAACCCTGTTGTTTTTTTATTAACTCTTCTTGTTTTTTTAATTGTTCCTTTTGTTTTTTTATAGAATTTTTGACAACATCATATAACTCTTCATCATACCAATTCACGGAACCCGACCAGTAACAGATTGAACAAACTCTTGTATACTGGCAACAACATGCAACCTGCCACCTGTTGCTGCAGTTGCTTTTAAAATTTCACTTGGTTGCAAGACTAAATCCCTGCTTAACAATTCTACCGTTCCATTCGCCCCAACAGCCGCAACCTTAAACAAACTAAACACATCAGACCCGTTTGTAAGCGTCAATGTTATTGTATCAGCGTTTCCTGAGTCCTCTGAGACAAGAATAGAATTAACAACAGAAAAAGAAACAGTAGAGGGGGCTGTATACAAAGTTGTTGCTCCTGTCCCTGTCAAATCTAATTTTGCATTTGTCAACCCCTGTATATACTGGGGATAACTTTCAATAAGCATTAGGCAACCTTTTTCTTTTTCTTCTTTTTATTGGCTTGATTATAAGCAATAGCAACCGCTTGTTTCCGAGGGTATCCCTCTTTTACAAGCTGGCTTATATTCGCCTCAATAGTCTTTTTGCTCTTACCTGTTTTTAAAGGCATCTAGCAAATCGTAAATTTACCGCCACGTAAAGCACCGCCCATACCTCTTGCTTTACCTTTTGTAACTATGCCGTCCATTGTGTCTGGACCATCTTCCTCAACAGTTTGAGCATAAGGCATCTGACCTTGGCCCTGTATTTCAGAATAAGGTTTTGCTTCTGGTGGATTAGTAGGCTTAGTGCCTGTGTATTTAACTCTGGACATAACTATCCTCCCTTTTGTTGTTGTCGTAATCGTTCACGTTCAAAAGCCGCTTGTATCTTAAGTTGCGTTTGAGTCATCTGACCCTGTTGACGTAAATCAAACTCTTCTGCTTTACGGGCCGTTTTTTGAGCTTCTAAATTAAGTTCAGCCTGATCGATTGCTGTATCTGCCTGATCTTTCTGCGCTCTTAGTTGAAGCTCTTGTTGCTTTAATGCAACAACTGGGTCGGGTTGTTGCTGGTCCTGACCCGTAGCTTGTGCGTTAATTGCTTTTAGATTTTGCATTCCTTGAGCAATAAACTGAGATTTTAACGCCTCAAACACAGGGTCGCCTTGCATTGGAGCCGCACCTGTTTGCTGTTGGTAGGTTTCCGCAGCTTGCTCTGTTCCCTGTATCTGCACATGTTCCATAATATGTTTTTGCAAGTCCATCGCAATACGAGGCAACTGGGCAACCATCGGCGTTGCTCCAAAAATCATATGCGCTATAATATGCGCCTGATGGTCCTGACCTTCAAATGCCTTAAGAACTGTCCCAGAAAACGTATCTATATTTTCCTGCGCTGCGTCTTTTGGAACCATTTCAGTCGTGCTTGGCGGTATTAATATCTTGTCTATGTCCCTGACATTGAGTGCCTCATACATCCTTCTGTACACTTCGTACATATTGTGTATCTCAGGAGCCTGCATTGCCAACTGTATTTCAGTCTGAGCAAGAGTAATACGCTGTGCCTGAGAAAAGATATTCGGGTCAGATATAGGGATAATATCAACACGATCATCAAAATCTCTAGCATAAATTGTTTCATCACCACCCTGCACTGTATACGGGTATTCTTGTGGTAAATACACCGCCATAACCCGTGCCAAAAGCTTAAATTCAATCCGCATTGCATAATGAAGTCGTTTATGCACAGCAGACATCACTCTTGACCCTTGTTCCAGCATAGCAATAGTCGTCCCTACCGCAGCAGATTGGTTCCCGTCCCCAACTTTAAGGTCTGTAATCGTAGCAAAACGCTGTCCTGCCTGTACAACAAAGCCTAAAAGCTGAAATAACGTAGAATCTGGTCCTTTAAACGGTAAAGGCATCAAAGAATCACGAATTGCCCCGCCCGGAGCGTCAACATCTCTAAATTCGCCCGGTTGTAAAGGATTTTCATCGTCTCTTATGCGTAATCCACGGGCTTTAAACCCTGCTGGAAGGTTTGACAGCGTTCCTGCATCAATTAACTGCCGTAAAGCCGCTGTTGCAGTGCGTGAAAGCCCTCCAATCGTGTGAATTAGCCCCAATCCGTAAAAACCAAAGCCCGGAAGGAACTTATAATGCACAAAATACTGTATTTTCTTATATGTTTTGTCATTCTCTTCGTAATTTCGGCGAATTGACAGTATTTTCCCGTTGTCCTGACTGATTGTCACGATGTAAGGGATCTTAACCCCTGTTGGTTCACCGTCAGAATCCGTATCTTCATACCCCTTAAGGTCTAAATCAACGTGAACCTCCAGCAAAGTGCAGTCATAATCCACATTTGAGGCGGTTACCCCGTCAATTTTGTCAATTTCTTCCACTAAACTGTTTGATTCTGCCTGACTTGGAAGAACATCTATATCTCTGTAAAAACCAGCAATCTGTTTTTTACGCAAATCATTCATAGACATACGAACAACGTGGGTGATATTCGGACATGTCTCCAAATCATTTGCTTCATACGGAACAACCAAATGCTCCGCAGGTACAAACTTACTTACCGCACGGTCTAGTGAAGAATCATAGTACACTTTTTTAAAAGTAGACCCCGCTAACGGTAAATAAAACAACATCTGATCCAGTTCAGGCGTGTATTCCTCCATTATATTTGTAATGTAGTAGTTCATAAACTGACGTACACGCTGAGACTGATCTTCTTTTTCTTTTGTGACCGCGCCCATCACATCTGTGCGGACTGGGCCACTTGCAGGGAGCAACTCGTTAAAAGCTTGTGCTTGAAACTGAGTTGCGGCTTCAGCCAGAAGGGGATGCGTTACACCGGTTGCCCCTGCAAATGGTTCCGTTCTCTCCTCGTAAGTGAATCCTAAAAGCTCCAACCCTTTAGAATACGCTTCTTCCCAATCTCTTCGGGACCCTTTATTGCTCTCGTATTCTTCTAAAAGTTGATTAGAAATTTCTGCAAGCTCACTGTCATCTAAGTTCTCTGCTAAGTTTGAATAAAAGTCTTCTGGAGGCCCATATTGTTCATTTGTCCCAAAATCAATAACAACCGCTCCGTCTTCTTCAGGAATAATCTCAATGTTTTCCATAGAAGGCATTTGCATGTCTTCCGGGACTTCTACCTCAAGAAGGTCTTCTTCCATCAAACCTTGTGGTACGCGGTCCATCAAAGATGCCGCGCTTTCCATCATTTCTTCTATTTCTTCGGGTTCTTCAGCCATACAGCCTCCTATCGAGAATCATACCCTAATGACGCTCATTTGTCTCTGGAAGTTTTTCCATAAAAATAGGAGTGTCCTCTCCGACATACGCTCCTTGAACATTGTACTCAAAATATTCTTCAGCCTCATCAATACTCATACCATCCCGCATTATCAAAATATTAATGCATTTTTGGCGATCATAAATAGCAACAGGTTTATTGAATTGCCGTCCAACCCCTATAAAAGCTTTTTCAAAGCCATCGGCAACTAAAAGCCCCTCTTCATATACATCTGGAAAATTACTTTGTAGTCTATTGTTAAATTCGTGCATTACATTCCCTTCCTTAATGCTGTTGGTATTCCTGTAGCAAAAACCATGGGCCGTGTTCCACGTGAAACAATCCCACCACGATTAAACTTTTTAATAATAACAGATACATCTCCTACTTTCTTTTTTGGGTTAGGTGTCACTAAGAAATCATCACCTAACACCCTTTTAATATAATTACTTAATTCTTTCGATTCAAAATGTTTTTGATACGTACCCTGATTTGTTATTATAGACCTTTCTTCAGGACCTTTTCTACCTCTTGTTTGTTTTTTAACATAATCTATGTCGGGTACAGAAATTATAGCATGTCCTTCTTTTTTTAAAATGCGTCCTATTTCATTAACAACAAAATCACGGTTTTCTTTAGGTAAAACATTTAATACATTAAAATTAGTTATTTTCCCATAACTATTAGAAGGTATTTTTTTAGACTCCGTGTAAGTAGCCTTACTTTTTTTTCCAAGATAGGGATCAAAAGAATCAAACTTTAAAAACCCTGCTCCTAAACCTAAACCAGAACCATAGTCTAATCCTTTTTGTAGCTCTTTTTTTCCTTTATTTAATTCTTCAAATATAGGAATTGTCTTTTTGTATGTATTAAGCGTATTTGTTCTTGCAGTTTTAGCAGACACACTTAAATCTAAATTTTTACTTGGAGCTTTTTCCATTGCTTGAACAGAAGGTATATACCGATCCAAATCCGGCCTAATAACGTCTTCACCAAAAGGAATGTCGGAGCCATACACATCTATTTCTAAATTGTCTTTGTTGTATCCTTCTCCTCTTGTTCTTAAATCAGCGCGATTCATTGTTTTGCCTACACCCAAAACATCGTTAAGCTCCTCTAATTCCGCGTTTTGTCTGTCTGTTCTGTTTTCAATCCTTTGTAACTTAAGTAACTTGTCTTTAGCCCTTGCTTGTTCGTTGTCAAAAGGCGATTTTCTGTATAAAGGAATGCGTTCTGTCTTAATTATTTCTTCAAGTTGTTTTGTAAGGTTTTTAACATGCGGAGGAAAAACATTACTTCCGTCAGGAGCAGTAATTGTGACCTTTAAAGAATCTTCCAAATCAGGTTTAAAAGATGGAAGCGTTACTGTATATCCTTGATCTTCTAGTTCTTTTACGATTACTTGACCTAAGTCAATATCAGGCGAAAGAATAGTGCGTTCACTAGCGGTTAAGTTTTCTCTTCTTTGATCTAAACGCGAATATTTTTCTCCCGGAAGCGCTCTGTACACTTTTTTTGCTTCATTTTCAAGAGCCTTCTCCGCTGTTTTAGTCCCTGTTTTTTTATACTCCAATTTAGCGGTTTTCCAATCTTTTAACAAAACTTCAGCAGAAGATGCTTCTGCTTTTAATTGGGCAAGCCTGTATGAATCTGAGGGTTCTAACCTTCTATTAAGATTTAATCTTGTTTCTAAAGCATTTATTTCTTTGTATACACCCTCTAACCCCTTGTTTATGTTTTCTACGGTTTCTAAACTGCCCCCTCTTGCAAAACGCATGAAATCTTGCGTTTCATGCCCTAATTCATGCAAAATTACATTTTTAAACGTGTGCGGGTATTTCTTAGGATTAATTTTTACTGCGATTTTTGTTCCATCAAACACACCTAAAGAATCTAAGCCGGGTTCATACACAACACGTGTGTTTCCTATTTCAGGATACATTTTTAAAACAGGAGAACCTTTTAAAAGCTGTTTAGTTAAAACAGTATCTTTATCAGGATTTTCCGCTAAATATTTTGCTAAGTCTTTATCTAAGCTTGTGCTTTTATCCGGCACCTCAAACCTTGTCATCCCATCAGGGCCACGGTGCCAGCCATAAGGTCTTCTGACTTTATATTCCTCTAAAAGTTTTCTCTGTAAAGCCGGAGAAATACTTGCTAGGCTTTTAAAACCAAGATTTTTTAATTCTTTTGAAATATCTGATACTGTCAAATCCTGAATACGGTCAAACTCAATCCGAGCTTTGTCCAAATCTTTTTTAATAGTTCTTACTTCTTTTCCATCAATTTTAGTTTTATCAGGAATATCGCGAAGCTTTCTTTCTCCGATAAAAGCTCCGAGAGTCACGGAATTTGGACCTCCCCCCTCTGTAAGCTTCCCACCCGCCGCTTTAAGACCGACTCCTGCTCCAAGAGATAACATAGGAACTAAAAGAGGGTCATACGAAATTACATTTCCCTCTTCGTCTACATACCCATCTAACCCTTGAGACAGAGCTTGCGCTCCAATCTTTTGTTCCGCAATAAGTTGATCCACCCCTTTGAGAGCCGACATTGCACCGGTTCCAATTTTAGAAGCTACTTCTTCAAGAGCCTCGGCCCGTGTTTCAGGATCACTTATTTCTTGAAGAACTTCTCCCACTCCTTTAGCCATTCCTTTAGAAAAACGCACAAGAGGCATGAATTGGAAACCATACTCTTCTCCTCCATAAACAGCAGGAGTCTCTACTCGAAAATACCCTTTATCCGTATACCCTGCATCATCCATGATGCTGTCTTCCACTACAAAAGAAATATTTCGGAGAGGTACATCTTTTAGTTTTTCTAAGCTTTCACCCGTAGGAGATATGTATGCGGAAAGAGGTAAATCTCTATGTGGTTTAAGTCCTTTATCTAAAGATATATGTGAATAAAACACTTCAGCAGGGTGCTTTTTTATTATTTTGTCTTGTAGTAAAACAGACCTTTTAGGGTTGAAAAGGTTCAAAAATTCTCGCATAGCAGCAGTAATTGGCGTAGCGCTTTTTTGAGATATTTCGGTAGGCGTGTATCCATATTCAAAAACAGGCTTTGCCTCGCCCCCGTCCTGAAGCTTACGAGCCAAGGTTCCAATGCCTTGATTGTAGACCGAACCTCCTTTATTGTATTGTTGCGGCATAGGAGG